TAAATTAAAAACATTATTGTGGGAACAAACATATGACCCTATTATTAGAGATTTAATTCAAGATGATATATTTGAAGCAATATATTCTTATATGCCCCAAATAACAGTGTATCGAAATGATATTTCTATAAATGTGATTAATAATGTTGTTACAGCATCTATAAAAGTAAGAAGTGATTCAGGTATCGATTCTAATTTATATGAGATTCAATTATTGTCAGAATCAGAAGTCAATTAAGAGAGGAAATTAAATGGCACAAGATATTGTAAATGAAAATCAAAATTTATCATATACTAATCTTGACTTCTCATCTATTTATACAGAAGTATTAGATATGGTAAAACAATTAACTAAAAATTGGGACCCCTCAATTTCTGATGAATCTGACCCAGGAGTAGTGCTTGTTAAATTATCAGCATTGCTTGCAGATAAGATGAATTATAATATTGATAAAAATATTTTAGAGGCATTTCCATTATCTGTAACACAAGATTCTAATGCTCGTCAATTATATGAGCAATTAGGATATTATATGAGTTGGTATAAAGCAGCTACTGTGCCTGTTACTTTGAGTTGGAAAACACAAACTACTACAGAAAATGGGGAGATTGTTTCTTATATTATTCCTAAATTTACACCTATTACTGATGAAAATGAAACCGTTGTTTATTCATTAATAGGAACAGATGGGCCTGATGATGTAGTTGTTTCAGACGGAGTATTATATACTGACAGCAGTAAAAATTTAAATATGATTGCTTATGAAGGTATACCTGTACAATATACCTTTAATGATAGAACAGTCATTACTCCTAACATGGTAGATAACAACAATAGATTATATTTATCTACTGCTTATGTATTTGAAAATGGTATTTTCATCAAGAATACTACTCAAGATAATTATTCAGAATGGCATCGTGTGAATAATTTGTATGAATATTCATATAATGTTCATAGATATAAATTTGGGTATGATAGTGCTTCTAATCTTTGCTATTTAGAATTTCCAGATAATTATGCTGAATTATTTGGTAGTGGTATAGAAATTGTTTATTTAACTTTTAGTACTGATGAAAGTTATTCAGATGTACCTACTCAATTTTTATCTAAATTCTTAACTCCTTTAGCAGTTGGTGAAGAAGGAGATGTTGCTCTTACTCCAGAAAAAGTTAAAATTTCAAATACTGCTTCTGCTTCAGGACATGCTGATAAAGAAGATATAAATAAAGCATATACAAATTATAAAAAAGTAGTTGGTACATTTAAAACTCTTATTACATTAAGGGATTATTTAAATTATATTCGTTCAAAAGAATTAGATGTATGCTCTAATGCTTTTGTAACTGATAGAACAAATGATGTTCAATCTTCATATAAAATTGTAAATAGATATAAAGATGTAGATTCAATCATTAATGAAGTTGAAAAAGATGATAATAATATCCAATTAATTAAAACTTTAGATGAAGATATTATTTCAAATAAAAAATATTATATAAAAGATAGTTCTGGAAATTTTGTATCAGTATTAAATCCTGACATTAATAATATTGAAAATTATTATGAAATGCAGGGTGAAGATGTATTATCACCTTTTGCATTAAAATTCTATCTGTTACAAAAATCTATTGCTCTCACTTCAAGAGCTGCATATGATGATACATTTGATTTTACTACAGAAAAAATAGATGTAGAAACTTTATTAGAAGACACATCACATTTAGTACACACATTTAAAGATATTAAACCACTTAATTTAGGTGTATTTATTCCTTCTAATGATGAAATTCCTGATATTGATATATCTGGTAATATAAATAAATTATATTTTAAATATAATACTGTTCTTCATAGATATGAACCTATTCCTGTAACATCACTCGCATATCAAAGCTATAATCCTCAAGCTTTAGGGCTGTTTACAAAGGATAATTATTATACACATACAAATGATATGCGTTGGGTAGTTAATAAAGTTTATTATTATAAACAAGGAAATAATTATCAAGAGTTTACTAATCAACAAGCTTTTGAAAATGTTCCTCCTAAAGATGTTATTTATTCAATTAATGGGAATACTTCTTATATATATGAATATGTTACTGAGTATACTGCTACCACAGACACATCTATTATGTCTAATACTATTTATTATGAAAAACAAGAAGATGGTTCATTTAAAAAAGCAGTTTTACCAGATGCATTAGGAATTTATGGCGTAGTTTCAAATGACCAGTTAGTATTAACATTAAATTCTGCAACCTTTAGAGATGCTGTGCAATCAACTACAGGTGTTTATGAATTTACATATGATGGTGAATATTGGAATTATAATAATCAAGCTGTTAATTTAGAAGGTTATGGTATTACTATTACTGGCAATCCTTCTTCTGGTAATAAAATATCTGTATATTTTGATGTAATTTCTCCTACAGCATTAGGTTTATATGAACAAGTTTCAGAACCATTAATGCCTCATATTGTGATGTTTAAGAATAAATATCCCATTAATATGAGCATTGCTACATATAGTGTGGTAGGTCCTGAAGTAAGAGATGATATAAGAAAAAATATTATTTCTGCATTCTATAAAAATTTGGATAGTTCTAGTATTGAATTTGGAGATAAAATTTCTTTAGATTATCTTACACAAATAGTTAAAGAAGCAGATGCAAGAATTAAAAATGTAGCTTTTGAAGCATTAACTTATGTTACATATGCTGTTTATTGGGATGAATATCAACAGTCATTTATAGAAGTAAGAATGCCTGCTTCTTCTGCAGATGTTAACAAGGATAATTTATTTGATTCTCCATCTTTAGAATCTTATCTGGGATATTTATTTGGAAAAGATGTTATTTGTAAATCAATTTTAGCTGGAACTACTCAGTTATTAATTCCTGAAGATGATTTTTCATACCATTTAAATCAAAAGTTTATGGCAAAACATGATGGAATTAAATATATTACAGGTGAAGCTGTAATTGATATGAACATTCAAGCACCTTATGTTGTAATAAATGAAGACACAAATCCCAGAATGAAGTATTCATATACATTGCAGCCAAATGAAACATTAACATTATTTAAACCGTTAGTTTCAGCAGTTGAATCTTATACTGCAGGTGTTCATTATGAATATAGAACCTTTGCTAATATAGATATTAATCAATCTTATCAATTAAAAGCAAATGAATTTTTCATATTTTATATTTCTAATTTAGATTCAGATGGATTATTAAAGAGTATTACTGTTTATGTATATGGTGAAGGAGCAATTATAAATCCTACGTTCGCTCTTGATAAACGAGATGAATCATTAACCACATATGGACAAGAAGCAGTAAAACTTTGGGGTACTGCTGCAGCATCTATTTCTGCTAATACTAAATTATATTCATATACAGAATCAAGAGCTGCAATGCTTGTACAGATAAATAATGACCAATTAATCAGTAATACTAAAATAGGAACAAATGATTCTATTTCTGCTCAAATTTTAAATACTTTCACAATTAATAATGATGAAGGTTATAGATTTATTTGGTCACTTAATACTCCTACTTATGAGGGTACATTAAAACAATATAAATTATTAGATGGATATAATCCAGAAGATGACATTAATTTAACTAATTTAGATGCAATTAACTCTTACACCTTAAAGAGTGGCGAGTATCTATATTATACAGATGCTTCTTTATCTAATTTAGGTATTTTAGGAGCAGGAACTACTATTTATAGAAATTGTGGAGTTGATTCTGTTCCTTCGGAAATTACATCAATGAATCCTTTTGTATTTGTGAAGTGGCAAGATTTAGTCAATAGTACAAGCGCTATTAATGCTTCAGGTTTCGATGTAATTCTTAATATAAATAATAGATTAAATCCTTTACTTAATGGTTTTTATGAACAAGTAAGTTCTGATGTTTTTGTAAGGAGTACAGATGAAGATGCTGTAGAAGGTAAAGATTATTATATCTTACTTATGAGAGATGTTTCTGGGTGGTATGTAAAACAAGGAGATGAAACAAAATATGTTGTTTCTCCTTATCCTACAACTTCTGTATTTTCACCTATAGACATTAAATCAAGATTTTTAGCAGCTCAACAAGAAGATTTAAATCCTAATTCATCTGAATTTTATGAGCAAATCACATATCAAGGTGTTTCATTAGCAGATACATATTATTTACCCAATAAAGAATGTTTAACTAGTGATGAATACATTAATAATGGCAAGGTATCATATGTATCTACTACTAACAGATATGCTCGTTCATTAGATACATCAGTAATTTCAGCAGAATGTGTTCAAAATACTGACGGAGTTTATATATTTACTTCTGCTCCATATGGAGATGTCTATAATACATATTCACCTAAGGATGAGGGTTGGATTCATAATACAGCAGGAGAAGGTGCTACTTATTATAATTGGGAAGAAGCAGCTCTTACTGATACATTATTCAATCAAGAAACAAATGTTACTTATGAGTCTTTAATGCCTCAAGGAACATATTATAATTTTGGTAAAACTGATTTATTATTCAGATATAATAATACCAATAATAAAGAATCATATGTTATGCTTCCTATAGAAGCTGGAGATGATACAGAAGGTAGTATTATAAGTGGCTCAACAAATTCTTCAGTAAATAGTTTACAAAATATATTTAACAAATATAAAATCCAGTTAAGTGATACATATACCGTTGTTAATTTAATAGAGGATGTTCAGTATGCTTGGAGAATGTCAAACCATAAATTAACATCTTCACCAATTGCTGATTGGACTATGCATGTCTTCAATGACCTTAATACAGCTAAACAATGGGTAAATATGACAGATGCAGATAATGGTAAATATGCTATTTTAGAAGAATCTGATGTTAGCAATGTTAATCAGTTTAATATTGCAACAATTAATATTTTACAAAATAATTTAAGATTAGGTTTTGTAAAAACTACTACTTCACTTACCCAAGATTCAAATCAAGTTGCTTATTCTGTAGCGTTGCTGTTAAAAATTAATAATGATACAAGGACATTAAGTTTTGGAAGATTAAATACCGATGAAACAATTGCTCTTTGTGAAGAAACAAATGTATTCAAGCCATTAAAATCTGTAGCATTTAAATATAATGGTTATTTATTCAGAGGTGATACAAGTGACCAAATAAATTTCACTTCAGGTGAAGATATGTCAGAATATTTAGGACAAGGTTGGACAAGTAGTTTAGATGGCACTTCATTGGATAAATGTACCAAAGATAATACATATTGTATTTGTTCATACAGAGATAATGTAAATGATGTTATTACTTGGTTAACTTATGTTAAAAGCATATTCCAAACAAGGACATTTACTACAGGTATTTATTTCCTGCCTTATTGGTATACTATGGAACCTTGGTATAAATTTATTGATAAGCAATATTATACTGTAAATTCTTATGGAACAAAAATATATTCACATGTAGACCCGTTAGTATGTCCAGCATTAGATTCCTTAGAATTATCCAGCAATCCATTAAGTATAATGCGTACTGCTTTCCAAAGTATTCAGCCTAATACTTCATTAACATTTACACAAAATCAATTGTACACTTTATCTGCTGGAGATACAATTTCAATTGAAACTGACGAAGATGTTTCTTCTCCTAATTTTGCTTTACCTATATTCACAAATAAAGATACTGTACTTGATTTAAATAACTATGATGTTACCTATAAACGAGTAGGAGATGATATAGTAACATTAGATAAATTACAAGTAGAAAATTGTGATTGGAGAGGATATTCAAATCTTCAATTAAATACTGATTCCAGTGAAGGACAAAAATTATATCCCAATCAAAGTTTGACTTTATATGATGAGTCAAAAATAATGATAGGAAATGAAATTACTGGTTTAGATGATGGTGATACAGGAAATGTTCATTTCCAATTACAATATCCAATGTCTAATTTATCAGGCACATATATTCAAGTTAGTACATCAAGTATGACTCAAGAAAATATCTTAAATGCTATTTATGTATATAGTTTATTACCTGATGAAACTTATTATTCATTTATACCTGAAACACATAGTACTCATGTATATTGTAAGAAATCAGATATTGTTGCCGATTATAATTTTATCCCATCCGGTATAAATATTAACAATTTAAAATTGGATTCAGGTGAATATTTAATTCCGGTCAATGGTATCTCAGGAATAAGAATAGAACTTACTTACACAATACAATCAGATACTCCTACAACTATTGTTCTTACTTCTTATATGGATGGAAATAAAACATATTTCTTAGGAGATAAATTACACTTTGCTTATCTCAATGTTCCTGTTTCAGAAGCTTCTGGAACATTAAATGTTAGGGTATGTAATCCTGATGGAACAGATTTAACTCCTGAAGCAGATACATCAATTACAGTTGTGTTGAATGACATATTTAAGTTTAGACCGAATGATTTGTTAGGTACAGAATTTGACAGAATTAAAGATAAAATTTTAGAGCTTGATGTAAATCAAAGATTTGATTATACACATATTCCTGATAAAGATGATATAATTGTAGACCCAGTTCAATCAAAAGAGTTTTGGAATAAAAACCATATATATAATTCATTTACTATTGCTCAATTAAATGCTGATAGTATTGATTATAAATTTATTACTTAAATATTAAGGGGTAAGATATGATACGAACACAAGAATTAGTGCCTGATTATTATATTGAACAATCAAGAGATT